TCTCAATCTTAAGGATGGAGAGATCACGGCTGCGAATGCGGCGGCCCTCTCAGGGAAACTGACCCAGATGGCGAACGGAGCGGTGTATGACGATGACGGCAACATCATAGAAGTCCACTCCCGAAAGCTCGACGCCTTGGAAGACCTGATCGAAGCACAGAATGGGAAGCCGGTGCTGGTCGCGTACTGGTACAAGCATGATTTGAAGAGGATTGAGGAGAGACTTCGTGAAATCGGCATCCGCTACCGCCGCATCGACACCGAGGAATCTATTCACCAGTGGAATGTGAAACGTGTGCAGGTGGGGCTGATTCATCCAGCATCAGCCGGCCACGGCCTGAACCTACAGGCAGGCGGTTCCACCCTGATCTGGTTTGGACTGACATGGAGTTTGGAACTCTATATCCAGACTAATGCGCGACTGTGGAGACAGGGACAAGTGAGTAGAACCGTAGTGGTAGAACACATAGTTTGCAAAGGGACAATCGACGAACGAATAATAAAGGCGCTTCAGAGAAAGGAGGTCACGCAGAGCAGCCTGATAGATGCAGTTAAGGCACAGTTGGAGTGATTGCCCCACCGAGGGGCGGAAAATGAGAACAGCCCCACCTAGGGCAGAAAGGAGATAAAGTGACAAAAGAACAGGCTATGGCCATGCTGATAAACATGAGGCGTGGCCGTTTTTACGTTATCGACGGATATGCCACGCTGATGGCCGAGATTAGGGCGACGCTTAAAGATGGAGGTGAAAAGAGTGACCCTGAAAGTAGAACCTAAATTGAGGGATGTGCTGATCCCCCTTTCAAAGGAGAAGTACGAGGCTCTGGAGGCTGATATTCTTCAGAACGGCTGTATCCAGCCAATCGTCGTTTGGAACGGAACAATCGTGGACGGGCATAATCGCTATGAAATCTGCCAGAAGCATGGGATACCGTTTGATACGGTTGAGCATCAATTTGATTCTCTGGCAGAAGCACGAATCTGGGTTTGGAGCAATCTAAAGAATACTCGCGAGCCCACGGACTTTCAGAAGTGTGAGATGGTCATGAGCTTTAAAGAGGATTTGGAATCAGAGGCGCTCAAGAGGGTGCTTTCTGGCCATAATCTTGACCCTCGCCTAAATTTAGGCGAGGACCCCACCAAACGACGCACTGATTTTTTGTTAGGTCAAATGGCTGGGGTATCACATGATATCATGCGAATGGCTATCCGCCTTCATGATCAAGCTGATGATCAGCTCCTTGAGAAACTTCGAAGTGGAAATGATATGAAGATTTCGGCCGCTTATAGGATTATGACCGGCAAAGCCCCCGCGAAGAAGAAAAAGGATACTGACATTGACGAGCTGCGCGACTATGATCCGAATGCCAATCCCTTCATAGGGGATATCGGAGATCTCCGTGGGATTGAAAAGGTGGGCGCTCACTACGTGCATGTCGAGACTCCAATGGAGGACAATCCGGAATCATTCCCAATGGTGGAGCGGCTATTCGATGATGTGTTTCACAATTTCATTGTCAGCCTGGAGAATGCCTTCCAGCAATTTTCGCCTGGAATGCGTACCCCCGAGAACATGAAGAATGTCGAGAACATGATCAGGAATGCGACCCGACAGGCAAATGCCCTGAAAAAGAAATACTTGAAGGAGGAGAAAAAAGATCATGAGTAAGAATCGTATGTACCGTGTTTGGATTAACGACCATGCCTATGCAGAGATGAGGCTTATCCCGAGTGATCAGATAGTGATCCCCAAAGACTACCAGAGGTGTATTCGCCCGGACCATGTTCAGGAGATCGTGGATAACTTCAATCGGGCTGTGCTTAACCCCATCAAGGTGAGCCATAGGAACGGTAAATACTGGGTTTTCGATGGTAGCCATTCGTTTACCGCATTGAAGCAGATCAATGCGGGGCAGGGTACCTTCCTTGTTGAGTGCAGGGTTTATGAAAACCTGACATATGAGGAGGAATGCGTGCTGTTCGCCAGGCAGTACGGCACGGTTACGAAAGTTCCCGTTCGCTATGAGATGAATGCCCTTATCAAAGGGAAGAATGAACCTACCTTGGATTTGGTTGAGGCTACCAAGGAAGGCGGCTTCGACCTGAGCATCAATGAAAAGAAGGACGGTACGATCTGGGCTATTGATAAGGCGAGGAATCTGTTTGAGACGTTTGGGTCGAAACTGTATATCGAGGCACTTTCCTTGATCAAAGAGACGTGGAACGGCAAGCAGGATAGTCTCTCCGCTAATATGATTGGCGGGGTTATTCTCTTCCTGGAGAAGTTTGGAGATCAGTACCTCCGCTCCCGCTTCGTAAAGAAGCTGGCATTGAAGGATCTGAAACAGCTCCGAGACGAGGCACGGTGCAACAAGGCCTCCAATCAGTCTGCTGACGGCGCTTTTGCTGTGGTCATTGCTAAAACATATAACTTTGGAACCGGGAAGGGGCGGCTTGACGACACACAGTTCTGGGCTCTTGGGTGTAAGAAATGACGTATCTACAGGATAACTGGGAGAACCTGGCTAATGCCATCATAATCAGCGCGGTGAAGGATTACGCAAAGGCATACCGGCGTGTCCTTCGTCGGCCTGATAGCGAATCCGCTCAGGAGGAGGTGAAAAAACTTGAGCGGTTTTTCTTTGGAGAGTGGTATGCAAAACTAACCGATCTCGATCCGCATTATCTGCTGGACCGACTAAAGGAGGAGATCAAGAATAGTAGGCTGGAATTACCTGGATAAGCGGGATGCTACCATCAAGGTGCTGAAGGATTATGACTCTATGAAATTCATCATTGAGAATACTAGCGATGAGATAAAGAGAGTCACCGACAAAGCCGCTTCCGTTGGCATCCCGAAGTACGATGACCATGTGAGGAGCGGTAATGTCCACTCTGGAGAGGACAAGATGGCCAACACCATCGAGGAGATTGACATCCTGAAAGAGCGTTATCGGCAGGCTCTGGAATACATGTCCTGGTTCGAACCTGCATGGAAACAGCTCTGCGAGGACGAACAGTACATTCTTGAAGGTGTTTACCTTGATGAGCTTTCGTACACTGACATTTGCGATCACTTTGGGATAGAGAAAGATGCTTATTACAAGAGGCGCAACCGAGCAGTGAGCCACCTCTCTACCCTTCTTTACGGCGTGTTGTAAGAATGTCAGATTGCGCAAAAGCGCCAGCTTGAAGAATGTGGTATTCTAATACTATCGAAGCGCGGACAACGAGGTCCGCAAAGGCAAGAGGACTGTCCAGCCCTCTTTTCTTTCGGCCCAAGGCCAAAATGTCCAAAAACGCAGAAGCGCCAGCTTGAAGAATGTGGTAATCTAATACCATCGAAGCGCGGACAACGAGGCCCGCAAAGGCAAGAGGACTGTCCAGCCCTCTTTTCTTTCGGCCCAAGGCCAAAATGTCCAAAAACGCAGAAGCGCCAGCTTGAAGAATGTGGTAATCTAATACCATCGAAGCGCGGACAACGAGGCCCGCAAAGGCAAGAGGACTATCCAGCCCTCTTTTCTTTCGACCCAAGGCCAAAATGTCCAAAAACGCAGAAGCGCCAGCTTGAAAGATGTGGTATTCTAATACCATCGAAGCGCGGACAACGAGGCCCGCGAAGGCATGAGGACTGTCCAACCGGGCAGACCTCATTTCTAATGTAACGAAAAAGGAGGAGTGCAAATGCCGAGACAGAATGATCGGTTGTACGAAGAAAAACAGGGTCAACGAACCCTGATGAGCTTTGCCCGTGAAATCCGCCAGACACCCCACCGCATGGAGGTGTGGGTTGCGGAGCTTCACAGGGAGGAATGGTCTTTTTTGAGGAATGGGATTCTACCAGTTCTGGTGGTCAGTGATGACAGTTTCAATACGTGCTCTACCATGGTGACGGTCGTTCCTCTCCGTACCAAAGAAATCCGACTGGACCTTCCGACGCATGTGAGATTGCTTTCCGAGAATAATTCCAATCTCGACCGGGATTTGACTGCCCTTGCCGAACAGATCACTACCATCGACAAGGCAAGCCTGAAACGGAAAGTAGGGGAGATCACCTGCGAGGAGGATGTCCAAGAAGTCGAGCTCGCACTGCTGGCTCTGATAGGCCTGGAGGTCGAGGAGGTCTGATTGGAATACGCAATTCTGCTAATGGTGGCTGTGATGTTTATCATGGCCACCACCTGGCCGAAGCCAAGGTTTTGACCTATCATCAAACCGAAAAGGGAGCGTGAAAAATGCACGTAATTACCTGTGAACAAGTATCAAACGGCCATCCGGACAAAATCTGCGACCAGATCGCGGACGCCATCGTCACGGATGTACTGAGTCATGACAGTAGCGCCCGCGTGGCAGCAGAAGTGCTGATCAAGGGCAACCAGATCATCATCGCCGGGGAGATCTCTTCTTCCTACGCTCCTGATTATCGGGAACTGGTGAAGGATGTGTTTGATCGGATCGGCCTGGATCGGCTCGGCTATGAGCAGGACGTCTTTGACATCCATATCCTCATGGACAGGCAGAGCCCGGATATCGCTCTTGGTGTGGATAAGGGCGGTGCCGGTGACCAGGGCATGATGTATGGCTACGCGACCAACGAGACGCCAGAGCTGCTGCCGATCCCCTTTGTGTTGGCGACGGATTTCCTGCGGATTCTGGAGAAGCATCCTTCGCATATGTTCCGCGCCGACGCGAAAGCGCAGGTCAGCTTCGACTATGACAGCGGAAGGATAACGACCTTCCTTTGCTCCGTCCAGCACAGCCCGGATGTGGAACCCGGTGACTTCCGCCACATCATCGAGTCCATGATGGTGCTGACCGCCGCGAGGCTCGGCTTGAACACGGACTTTGAAAAGCTGGTGAACCCAACCGGTCGCTTCGTTATCGGAGGACCCTTTGCTGACTGCGGCGTGACCGGCCGGAAGCTGGCGTGTGACACATATGGAAGCGTGGGTCACATTGGCGGAGGTGCTATGAGCGGCAAGGACCCGTCGAAGGTCGACCGCAGCGGAGCCTACATTGCCCGGAAGATTGCGCGGGACATTGTGATGGCCGGGTATGCGGATAAGGCCGAGGTCCAGATCGCCTACGCCATTGGTGTAGCTGAGCCGGTGTCGATCCACGTGGACTGCTTCGGTACAGAGAAGCAGAGCCAGGAATTCCTGGAGGGCTACATCCGGGACAATTACGACCTGACGCCGAGAGGGATCATTAACTCCCTTCACCTGCTGGATGTGGACTACAATCAAGTATCCGCTTATGGCCACTTCGGCAAAAGTGGTCTGCCTTGGGAGATGTGAGTGATGCTCCGGACAACACTGACACTTTCCAAGGACGAAGTGGATAACCTGGTCGAATTCTTCGAGCTGGAATTCCTGCCAATGGTACGGAAAGATGACACCATCGACAATCTGCGATATCTGACCAGCATGGGGTCTGTGTATGGTAAGCTCGAAGCCGCCCAGAAGCGGCTGAGGGCAAAGGATCCCAGAAATGGGAATACGGCGTGGCGGTAACAAGCAGCCAATACCAAACTGACAATACCAAACGACAATCATTTTTTCAAGGAGGTAAACACTATGCTCAATCTCAAACTGGAAGCTCCTTGGTATACCTACCAGAAGAAGGTCAAGGCTCTGTTGGGGCAGGATCCCGACATCATTGTTGGGGAAGTCAACGAGCTGACCGATGGCAAGACCAACTACGCCTTCGACATTGAGGTTCGCAACCACGAGAAGTTCGTGGCGCTGGATCGCGTGATGCCCGAGGTTGTGGAGTTCGGCAACGTCACTCTTGGCATCACCCTGTACGATGAGGAGAACAGCGTCAGCACCGAGGACGGCATCGAGATCTTCACCACCATCTTTAAGGACAACCCCCTTGTGGAGGACGTCAAGAATGTGGTTGATTTCACCGGTACGCGCCACGGGTTTGTCTGCTTCAAGCCCCAGGTGGTGCAGTTCTTCGACGATGACATCTCGGATTTCAACGGGAACTGGTCCGGGCTTGCCCAGGACATCGCCCGCGAGGTATTCGGAGATGAAATGCGGGGCGTCCACTTCTGCACTGCGGCAGTGAATGCTAC